TGCGAACACGTTTTGCTGACTTACCAAGTTTTGGAAAAGGTTTCTCAACGTATTGTTCATCTTCGGAAGATTTATGGTTAATGTCGGTTCAAATGTAACAGACTGACTTGTTGTGTTCACAGAAATTGCTTCACTGAATGAAGAACTCTGTTTAACAAGCTCAAATTTGTAAAATACACCTGAACCACTAATTGACGTAATTTGGTCGTTGACGTTTGATGTCCAACCTGAAATTGTATTTCCTGAACTACCAAGAATATACATTTCTTTGATACCTCCTGTTGACGCATTTCTGCAATCTAAGGAGAATCCTGATTCAATATAACAGCTCATTTTTCTTATTAATATTAATATAAATGTTTATTGGATTAAGCTCCTACTAACCAAGATTCAACATCAAATACACCCACACCGTAAGTAGCGTGTAAGTTAAGTTTGATAATGTCTTCGAAGGGGTCATACAGATTTTTTGTGCTGAATAGTTCCTGATTCATGCCAACCATTACATAAGAAGCTGCTCCTGCGTATATTTTGTTCTGACCTGTCAAACCTTGAGTTGGGATAACACGACAATTGCTACCTGGTAACATGATGCTCCAATCTTGAGTGTCAGTTCCAACAGATGTTGGGTCAACAAACAAGTTGATGAACGAAGAATTACGCATTGAAGCGATTAACGCTCTGTAATCAGAATATGAACAATAGATTACCAAATCGTTTCTGTGTAACAAGTTCTCGTCAATGTTTTGGTAGTAAGTTGTAAATACTGATAAACCATTCGTTGGAGTAGCTGCTGTGTATGCAATCTGTGATGCACCGTTGCCTGAAGTAATCAAAGCAATCATTCCGTTGAAACACTGACTGTTGTATTGAGTAGCACCTGTAGCTGTAGTATTTCTCCACAATTGAATCTCAATTTCGTTGGAAACCCTATTTGAGATATCTTGTAAGATAGCTTCTGCAAACGGGATTTGCTCTTGGAAATTTGAGTTAGACAAGTATTGTGATAAATAGCTATCATACAAATCGTATGGGCAAAGTTGCATATTCATCTTTTTATTACATAGGTCAATTGTAACCAATGATTGAGTTGTTGTGCCTGATGGTGTAAATCCACAGCTTAAATCTTGCAAGAATACGTCATCAGTAACGAAACCTACTTTTTCAGTTGTACCTTTCAAATTCGGCTTTACAGACGAATAACGTGGTAAGGTAAGTCCCAAAAATGACTTGATTAACATTTCTGAACCATATGAATTATATTCAGGTAATGCAGCTAAATCGTAATTGAAACCCATTTTTTTCTTTATGTTGTTTTCCATAATTTTAATGTAATTTTAATTTGTTTTTTATTTGATTATTTTTTTTGAGTTTTTTAATAATTCTAATTTCCAATCCATAACATTTTCTTTACCAAAGTTATTTCTAACTACAGGTTTTCTGTCAGGTTGTTTTTTGAATTCTTCAAAATCTTTTTTAATGGACTCAAAGTCCGTTTTGAACTTGTTAAGTTCTGAAATAAGACCAATCATTTCTGACATAGCTTCTTTCATTTTCTTCATGTCGTTTTTCAAAGACCCTTCACCTGTTGAGTCAGGGTATTTTACACCTGTGATGATACCTTCACCGTCAGTCACGATTGTGATTCCTGACTCGGTGGTATGTTCACCTTCGGGTGCTTTTACCTTCTCACCTGATTCAGTGATAACGTAAAGTTGTTGACCAACCTTAAATTCACCATCTTCATCGGTTTCAATCTTTGTTCCGTCCGTAAGGACTGCTGATGACATCATATCATCTGTTGTCTCCACTTCAACCTCAACCTCAGATTCTCCAACTGAATCTGCTGATTCAATTTTAACAATCTTTGATTCACTGTTCACATAAAGGGTCAATCCCTCACGTGTAACATGCACTCCTTCAGGAGCTGGTTTCAAGGTAGATTCTTGAACGACATACAATGTGTCGTCAATCATCAGTTCACCCTCTTTATTGTTAGATACTTCTGTTACTCCATCAATAAGTTTGGTTACCATAAATTTTTCTACTCTTGTGTTGAGATTCAACAATGATGCGATTTTGTTAATTGCTTCTGTTGCGTTCATTTTAATTAATTTGTTTTAATATGTTAATTATCTCATCCAATAAATATTCATCAGTTTTTGTACGTGAAAAGTTTAATATGAAATTACCTTCCACCGAAGCACCTTTGACTTTATTGGTCTTGATATATTTATCCCAAATTTCATCCCCCTCTTCTGTTTCAAGGACTTTATATCCTCCCATCCACGTTCCAACAGGGATTTGGTCTTTGGTGAAACCAAGTGTGTATGCTTTATCTGATTCACCATTAACAATCCAAGATTCAACCATTACAGCATCTGAGAATTTCTTTTCAGTGTGTTCAAGATTTGTATCTCTTAATCTTTGTTCAATCATAAACTTTTGTTGGATTTTTTCAATTACTTCAGGTGTGAATTTTACAAAATATCTTTCACCTGATACATCATCCATTCTTGGTATTAAAATATTTGGTATCATTAAAGGGGTGTAAACCATTCTTTTCTCTTTAACCGTAGCGAATATCTGTTCTTGTTTTGGTGTTTCTTTTTTCATTTTTGTTGAACAAGATTGGAACATTGTCTTTCCGTCAATTTCCATCTGTTCGTATATTCCACCACATCCCAAAATGTAGGAAGCATCTGATGCAAGTACAGGGTCGTTATAGTATGGTAAATCTGCTACCCATCCAATAGGTGTTAATTCATCATATAATTTGATATCCTGTTTTGATAGGTTTGCTTGATAACGTGGTGTTCCTGGATAATATCCTTTTCCAGGTAATGATTGTGGTGGAGTTCCCGGTACTCCGATTGCCATTCCTTCATCAGAAAATACATCTCCTTGAACAAAGTATTTATGCCAAGCGTGAACACATTGTGGTCCACCCTTGTAGAGCCACTTAGAGTATGGTTGTCCATTGTGTCCAAACTTTTCATTGATGTCTCTTAATAAGTCAATTTCCATTCTACGGAAATATCTATCTTCAATACTCATACAGAAATCTCTGTCAGGGAAACCACTTAATACTCTTTCGTATTGATAGTAAGTTGTTTTTGTCTTGTGATTACGTTCAATTACTTGTTGTTTGGTTGCTCCATTCATGGAACTTACAACTGCTTCAAATTTCTCATAGTCAGTTTTACGTAACTCTTGTAATAATTCAACAACCTGTTTTTCTTCATCAGAATATTCATCAACACTAAAACTGAAATTCTCAGGGTGTGTCTCACATGCCATATAAACAATATTTCCATTCTCGTCCTTGTGTTCGTGTGAACCTGAACAATTCATTACCTCAGAACCGTATAGTTCAGCATCCTCAGGAGTTGAGAATATTGGTTGACCATCAATATATCCAAGTAAGTTAAACTCTTCTTTATTCATACAACCACAATCCTCATTCATATAAATCCCACCAATGATGGGTTTAATCAACATTGATTTTGGGTCACCTGAGTTTGGGTATTGGTCATAATTTGGTAAGTTGGAAACATCATAATCAAATTCTTGTTCCCACATTCCATAACACTTTCCAAGTGCTTCATCTTGAGATTTTCCTTCGTTAAGAACGTAAGGAACACAACGAGAAATATATTCTTCTTTTGATTCTCCTGAACGTGGTGATACAAACTTTTCTTCACCCTTATCTTTTTTTGGATGACCACCAGGTAATAGGTCATAATCGGTTGTATATTTTGAATTTTCAGGTCTTCCGTTTTTCACAATATATAGGAATGCATTTACACGAGCAAGTGCCCATTGTTGACTTGATTTAACCTCAGGTGAATGTGATGTGTTGTATGCACCCACACCTCTTTGGTACACACTCTTTAACATACCAACAGTTACACCATAACCCAATTTGTCTTTATATCTTTCGTTGAAATCATCACTCTTCTTTTGTAAGATTTCTTCTACCTCTTTTGATACCTCTGCACTACGAGTGTCTGTCGCTTTTCCCTTTGCAGTTCCCTCACCTTTGGGGTCTGTATTTGGTGTATCTGATTTTGGTGCTTTATCACTTTCTTTAATTCCACCTCTTTCACCCACTTCCGCTAATTCTTCTTTACGTTCCAATGACTTAAGAATTGAATCAACCCAATCTAAACCTGGTTGTCCACCCCAAAGTTTCCAACTAATTGTTCCGTTATCGTCCCAATTATCTGTGTTGTAAACCTTAGCACGTTCCAAGTAAGATTTCATTCTCTTAATTGTTTCAAGTGATATTTCATCACGATTACATAATTGCTGTCCACGAACTTTTCCTGTTTGAGTAGCTGCTGGATTTCCACGTTCTTCGTTCTGTTTAATCGCTTGACAAGCTACTTGGGAAACTCTTTCAGGTGCTTTGTAGAACTGTTGTCTACCAAAGAACATTAACTCTTCCTCAATAGCAGGATATTCAACCCATGCTACTTCCCAAACACCTGTGTCCCCTGTTATTGAACCATCAATGTCTAAATCTATTATTCTTAACATCTTTAATAAATATCTGTAATTATATCTGTGATAAACGTTCCAATCTACGTGTTATCTGTTGTTTATCTGTAATGTCTGATTCCACCACATATGCTCTTAATGGTTCGTTCTTTTGTTTTGATAGTGCTTCTAAAATTCTACTATCATCAAAGTTGGTTACGGATATTGGTCTTCCACCCCCATTTTGATTTATTTGACTTAGCAATCCTGCGTATTTTACCGATGAGATACGGTTTATTACCGCTTCTCCACCCTCAAGTTCAACACCTCCATTTTGGAATTTAACACCTCCGTATTCATGTGATGGTCCTACTACCATTCCTCCTTGTCCTTTGATTATACCACCACGTTTGTATTCATTAAGTCTTGAGATTTGAGATGATATAATACCTACCTGAACCAATCCAATACCTGCTGTCAATCCTGCTAAGATTTGTCCTGTAACAGGTCCTGCAGTAAGTGCTTTGGTTATTGCTTCTGCTACGTTAGCTGTTGCTTGAACCAATGATATTGCCAATGCTGTTTTAGCTGAATTCTTCTCCAATTGTTTTTTCTTTCTTTGATAGATTTCTTCCTGTTCAAGTCTTAGTTCATTTCCACGTTTACTATCGTCAACAATGTTTTCAATTGCTTTTTGGTTTTCTTTTTCCAACTTATCAAATTCATTAAAATATAATTGATTGGTTAATTGACTAATCTGACCAACAAAGTTTTGGAAATCGGATAAATAACCCTTAAATTTTTCAATCCTCTTTAATTCTAATGCATCAGCATCATCAGTCGCTTTT